GGCTACTTGGCCCGTCCTTTGCATATGGCTTACCAGTATGGGAATCTCCACTATGGCTTTTAATCTCAATGGATTCAACTTCAACCAATCCGTCGTAGCGTCTAGTGGTAGGGTTGTCCCTACTTGGGCAGATGTATTGAACCGTGCTAATCTAGGTATGGAAGTGATGCATGAAAGAAACGCACACAATTTCCCGCTAGACTTAGCGGCAACGGAGGTGATCCAAAATGCCTAAAGGGAAAGGTACCTACGGTACAAAGAAGGGAAGACCTCCCAAAAAATAACACAACGTCCGTTCACCTCTTTCAATCAGAGGCGCATGACACCCAAGCATGGAACGGGGCTTGGTACTAGAGGTATTATTATGACTTCAGTAGAACTACAAGCTCGAATCAAAGAGCAAAGAGATTTTACTAGAGCTGCTAAACTCAAGTATCGTGGCGTTGAGTACACCAAAACTACAAAGTAAATTGATGACTCATCAAACACCTAAAACCGAATCTCATCACAACAAACCAGAAGAGCATGAGGAAAAGAAAGAACTATTCGATGAGGATATTTCTTTAGAAGAAGCTCTTTCTACCTTGTGAAGAAATTCAACGAACTATGGCTAGTGGTCTTCGGACTGCTAGCCTTTTTTATTATGGTAGAAAGTATGCACTTAAACTACCATAGGTTAGAGACACCTCAATGTCGGATCTCTGACTAATTCCCTTGACCCTTACCCGCTACGGTCCGTTGTAGTAGGTCAAGGAATGAACACTGGTATGGCGGAACCATACTGGACTCGATTAATGAAATAATTATGTCTTTTGTTTCTAATACTGATCAAGGTACAGTTAATTATGTAACAAATGAATTCTATAAGAAATTTATTGCTAATGATTATATTATAGATAGTGCTGATACAGGTGGTAACTTACCAACTGGAGGTACAAATGGAGCTACTTATCGTCAACCTTTAAAATTTGCTCTAGGTAAATATGAAAGAGCTATTGTTAGAGTTGTAGCACTTATCATTGCAGATGCAGACTGCGATCTAAAATGGAAAACTACAGTACCAACTGCAGCTACTGGATCTAAGTTCTATGGTACATTTGGTGTATCTGCTTTACCAGCTGCTGAAGGTACAGATGCAGTTACAGATGGCTTTGCTAATACAACTGATGGTAGTGCTACTGGTTTCCCAGAAGATACTATCACAGGATCTTCAGATGGTCTTATCACACTTAAGCAAGACTTTGTTTATGTTAATGCAGGTACTTCTGGTGATGTTGCATTTGAAATAGCACAGAATACAAACAATGCTGCTGACTTAGTTTTAAAAGCAGGATCTTATCTACAATACATGAAGTTCTAAGTAACTTCGGATCAGGAGCACCTCAGAGTCGGACTCCTTTTTCTTTGGCTTCTGGCCCTCTACGGAGGATACCCTTTAGCCGTCTAGACGGTGGGATAGACCACAACAAATGATCAAAAAAATTTACGTGCGTAAGAAAGTAAACAAATACATTAATTAAAAGATAATGGCACAAGCCACACAGTCAGTATTAGGTTCAGTCAATAAGGCTGTATCTAATACAGGTGTAGATAACTACGATGGTAAGTATGGAACCTACCTCAAGCTGTTCTCAGGAGAGCTATTCAAAGCTTATGAGTCAGCAACAATTGCAAGAGATACAGTACAGAGACGTTCACTAAAGAACGGTAAATCTTTACAGTTCATCTTCACGGGTCGTATGCAAGCTGCATATCATACCCCAGGAACACCTATACTTGGTTCAGGTGATCCTCCAGTAGCAGAGAAGACCATCACTTGTGATGACCTCCTTATCAGTTCAGCATTTATCTATGACCTAGATGAGACACTTGCTCATTACTCATTACGTGGAGAAATTAGTAAGAAGATCGGTCATGCTCTAGCTGAGTCTTATGATAAGAAAGTCTTCAGAGCTATTGCTAAGTCAGCTAGACAAGCTTCTCCAATCACTGCATCACCTGGCCCTGAGCCTGGTGGATCTCAGATCAACCTTGGTGTAACTAAAGAGTATGATGCTCAAGCACTAGTAGATGCTTTCTTTGAAGCAGCTTCTATTCTTGATGAAAAGAATATGCCTAAGCAAGGTAGAACTGCTGTGCTAAACCCACGTCAGTACTATGCACTAGTATCTCAGGTATCTTCTAACATTCTCAATAGAGACTATGGAAACAATCAGGGTAACTTAAACTCTGGTGAAGGTCTATATGAAATAGCTGGTATTCAAATCAAGCGTTCTAATAACCTACCATTCTTAGCTGGTACAGTTAATGATGAGTCAGGTCAGAATACATCTGATGGTACTGGACAGCCTACTGACGGTACAGGTGGAGACTTCTCAACTCATTGCGGTCTAATCTATTATAAAGATGCTGCTGCTGTTGTAGAAGCAATCGGTCCTCAAGTTCAAGTAACTTCAGGTGACGTATCCGTTCTTTATCAAGGTGACGTAATCGTTGGTCGTCTTGCAATGGGAGTTGGTACACTTAACCCTGCTGCTTCAATCGAATTGATCTCTGCTAGAAGTTAATCATGTCACTTAATCCTGGTTCTTCTGTTACTATAACTAGAGAGAAAGGAAACGGTGCTAGTCTAAGTGGGATTGGTAGTGTTGATAAATCAATTACTATCAACCCACCTACTCCTAAAGAGTATGGTAGAAAGCATTTGACTCCTGCTAATATAGGAACAGTTTCATAATATAAATAAACATGGCTTTAAATACTTTAGTTGCAGCTGGAAACCAAGCAGTTTCTGGCCCAACAAAAGCAGAAGTTGAAGCAGATGCAGATAACGTTTTACTGCCAATGGCTACATATAGTGGTACATTGGCTGGTAACGACTGGACTGCAAATAAGAAAACTGCAATAAGACATTCTGTTTCACAAACCCAAGGCACTTCTGGGAGGCCTACTTCTGAAGTTTTTTCAGAAACATGTGGATTACGCATGGCGTATTCAACAAGCGAAAGTGCTGACACTGGCGTTTATGCCAATGGCACAAGAGTACCTAGAACTTAATATATATGGGAGGCTTCGGTCTCCCTCCTTAAACAATAATCCTTATGGCTACCACGACAATTGATAACGAGACAAAACTCTCCGCAGTAAATTCAATACTGGGAGCTATAGGACAGTCTCCCATTTCCTCCCTAACCTTTGAAAATCCAGAAGTAGCATTTATATTTAACTTACTTAGAGATTCTAATGTTGATGTACAAAGTGAAGGCTGGCACTTCAACACAGAGTATCATGTAGAATTCACTCCAGTTAATGATGAGATAGCTATAGCAGACAATATACTTAAACTAGATGTGTCCGATGATTGGTCTTCTAGAGAGTATGATGTAATAAATAAGAATGGAAAATTATATGATAAGTTAGATCATACTGATGTATGGACTGAAGCAATAGATTTAGATGTTGTATACCTTTATGAATTTGAAAAGATACCTATAGTATTCAGAAGATATATAACCTACAGAGCGTCTAGAATGGCCGCTACACAGCTTGTAGCTAATCCTGAACTAGTTAAGTTATTATCACAACAAGAGGCTCTTGCAAGGGCAGCTTGCATGGAGTATGAATGTAATCAAGGTAATCATAGTATGTTTGGATTCCCAGATGACAGCTCTATATCTACTTATAAACCTTGGAGGAATCTTAGAAGATAATGGCTGGAGTTTCACAACAAATACCTAATTACTTTTTAGGTATGTCAGAACAACCTGATCAATTGAAATTCCCAGGTCAAACTAAAAGTATATTAAATGCTATACCTGATGTAACATTAGGTTTATATAAAAGACCTGGCAGTAAAAGAGTAGGGACAGATCAACTAACTAATGTACAACCTAATGGTTCTTGGTTCCACTACTATAGAGATGAAGTTGAAGGCAGTTATATAGGACAGATAGCTAGTGATGGTAAGGTTAGAGTATGGAGCTGTGAAGATGGAAGTGAGCAAAACGTATGGTATCATACAAATAATTCTGCATACGATCCAAATAATTCTGACCATACTTCTATAACATCTTACTTAACTCCTAGTAGTGCTACAGCTACAGAAGATATACAAGCATTAACTATAAATGATACTACTTATTTAAACAATAGAACTAAAACTGTTACTACTACAGGAACAACTGATGGTAGACCTCACGAACACTTTGCTTATGTAGAAATACTAAGGACAGAGAATGGTAGACAGTACTCTATGAATTTATATAATAGTGATGCAGATGCAAATTTAGTTGAAATAAAAAGAGCTACTAGCATTAGACTAATTGAAAATACACTATCAACAGCTGGTAGTACTGGAACTTGTAGGGGTATAGGTACACAAGTATTCTATGTTGATTCTCAGGATTCATATGATACTCTTACAATTAATGTTACTGATAGTTCAAATTCAGCTTATAATGCAGCATCTAATAAAAAAAATTTAATATTTAGAATAACTACATTAGGTCAAAATAGTCAACAAAGTAGTTCTAGTGATGATGGTAGTGTTGCTTCAAGTGATTTTAAGTGTAACTATAGTAAAACAATAAACTTATTACATGGTGGTGAAGGTTGGGATATAAATGATAAAGTTAAAGTTGCTATGACTAGTGCTGCTGGAGGAGGAGCCGCTGGAGTGGATGATACTACTAAACCACAGTATACTATAAACGTAGAAAAAATAGAAACGTCAAATATCAAGGCAAACATAAAAGCAGTACGTCCTGAACCAACACCATTTGATGCTGATACAGCTGTAACAATGGATACTATAATAGGAGGTATAACAGCTGAATTATCAGGAACAAGTATATCTCATAAAGTTATTGGTAATGGAATATATTTATATTCTGATTCTGCATTTAATGTTGAAGTAACTAATCCAGACTTAATGAGAGTAATGCAATCAGATGTAAATAATATGGCTAATTTACCTAATCAATGTAAGAATGGTTATATAGTTAAAGTAGGTAATGCACTTGAGTCAGAAGAAGATGATATTTATTTGAAATTTGAAGGTGAAAATGGATTAGATGGTAATGGTAATTGGGTAGAATGTGCAAAACCAGGTATAGTTAAAAGCTTTGACGCTTCTACTATGCCTCATATATTACAAGCACAGTTAGGTGCAAACTTTTTAATTAAAAAAAATACTTGGGCTGATAGGGAAGTAGGAGATGATATAACAAACCCTGAACCTACATTCACTAATAATAAAATAAATAAAGTATTATTCTTTCGTAATAGATTAGTATTTTTATCTGGTGAAAATATAATAACATCTAAACCAGGTGAATTTGCTATACCTAATTTCTGGGCTGAGACAGCTTTAACAACTAGTACTATTGATCCTATTGATATAGCTTGTAGTTCTATATTTCCTTCTGAGTTATTCGATGGTATAGAGTTAGCAGTTGGTCTTTTAGTATTCAGTACTAATCAACAATTCTTACTTACTTCTGATGATACTATACTGAATCCAGATACAGCTAAATTGAAAAGTGTATCTACCTATAATTATAATAAAACCATACCTCCTATATCTTTAGGTACTAGTATTGGTTATATAGATAATTCTGGTAAGTATAGCAGGTTCAATGAAATGTCTGTAGTAGATAGAGAAAGAGAACCTATCATTGTAGAGACTAGTAAATTAGTACCAAGTTTATTACCAAAGAATATAAATATAATATCTAATTCTAGAGAAAATCAGATAATACTATTCAGTGATAGCAGTAATAACGGTACATTATATGGACTGAAATACTTAAATGTAGGAGAACAAAGACCACAGTTATCTTGGTTTAAATGGAAGTTTAATCAACCAATTAAATATCATTTTATAATAGATGATCAATTCTATATACTAGATAATGATGATTTCTTACAACAAGTTAGTCTTATACAAGCAGATGATGATGAAAGTATTGATGAAGATGGAGTTAATTATTTAGTACATTTAGATAATTATTTAGCTAATGTTACTGGTGGTATATTTAATACTAGTAATAATAAAACTACATTTAATACTACATGGTTATCTGAAGTATCTTCAAGTACAAATGATATAGCTATTATAGATCCTGATGGTAAATATATTAAAGGTACTAGAAATAGTAATGCTATTGAGGTGGTAGGAGATTGGTCCAGCTCTTCAGTTGATATTGGATTCTTATATGATTATCAAGTTGATTTCCCTAAACTATATTTATCAGCAACTAAAGGTACATCTTCTAGAACAGATGTAAATGCTTCTTTAGTTATACATAGAATTAATTTAAACTTTGGTAAGATTGGTTCTTATGCAACTACACTAACTAGAACAGGTAAAGAACCATATACTGAAATCTATGAATCTAGTTCCTTAGATTCCTATGATGTAGGAGATGCACCATATTTATCAGAAACAATTAAAACTATCCCAGTATATGAAAGGAATAAAAACGTAGATATAACACTTAAATCAACTAACCCTACACCTGCTACATTACATTCAATGAGCTGGGAAGGAGATTATTCAAATAAATATTATAAACGTGTCTAAATACATTCACCCACTAATATTGGAGGCTGCTATAGAGGTAGCCTCTAATTTACGTCTAGAAGACCGTAGAGAGCTTGAAGAAGGTCACGGGTGCGATCCTATAGAATACGCTAAATTCATCGCTCAGGAGAGCTCTGCTGTGTACTTCACGGTGCCTAACGGCAAGACTGCTGGTATGGCCGGAGTAAATCCAGAAGGAGCTATATGGATGCTTTGTACTGAAGCTATAAAAGATTACCCACATACGTTTGCAAGAGAATCCAAAAGGTTTGTTGAGAGTAGAACAGAACCTTTACTTTGGAATATTGTAGATCGACGGAACATAGTACATTTAAAACTACTCAAATTTTTAGGTTTCAAGTTCTTGAGAGAACTTAAACATGGACCTAATCAATTGTCCTTTATCGAGTTTTGCCGTGTGTGCAGATCCTAATGCTGCTAGAGCTAAGCAGCAACATCAAGAAAAATTATACAACTGGTACAACACTGTAGCACAAGATCATAATTTATACGCATCTTATAATACTGCCCTAGATAGAGCTGCTACAGGTCTTAGTCGTGCTTATAGTGATACCGATGAAGCTTATTTAAGTGCTGCAAGTGCGGTTAGAGCAACCTCCGCAAATAACTTACGTACATATTTAAGCAGTAAAGACTCAGGATTAAGTAGTCAAGAAGGTAGATCTAGAACTGCTGGTAGGAAATGGTTAAGTAAATACCTAGCTGAACAAGGTAAGTTAGATGCACAGTTAGATCAATTAGGAACTAGCTTGTTTAAAGGTTATAGAAAATCTGAACTAGAATACTTAAATTATACATCTAAAGCTAGAGAACAATTAGGATTACCTCCTCTTAAACCTCCAGCAACCTTAGTACCTCGAAAGAATAAACTAACACAAGCGGCTAAAATTGGTCTGATGATTGGCGGAGCAGTAATGACTGGTGGTGCTTCATTGGCAGGTACTGGTGGTACATTCATGGGCATGTCTTCAGCTACAGCTGGTGCATGGGGTGCTGGTCTATCAACTGCAGGTTCAATAATACCCGATTATTAATTATGACATCTTCATTCAATACAGATCTTAGCAAGTTTAACTATGCTAAGACTACACCAGATCTTTCTGAGTCTATGGGTCAAGCGATCAATAATAACGCAGAAGTAATGGCTAGACACTTCCAACAACAAATGGAAGTTACTGATTTATATTTAAAAGCAAGAGAAAAATTTAATGAGGATTTATATAAACTAATTCCAGCTGGTGCAAAAATACTAAAAGCACATAAAGAATATAAAGCAGCAGAAGAGTTTGCTGAAGGAATACATGTACACGGTAAGAATTATGAGAAGTGGCAGAAATTAGAGTCTGACATTAAAGAAAATGAAGAACAAACAAGTAAGAATAAAGAGAAATTACTAACAAACTTACCAGATCGTAAAACTAAGAATGATGCAATTAATGTATTTCATAATCCAACTGATGCACAGGCTGAAGAATTAGGAAGAGAAATAGCAAAATCTTGGGGAGGATACGCTTGGCAGCATGTTCAAGGTGCTACAAGTAAAAAAGAGTTTTTACAAAACTGGAAAGATAGTACTTTTAAGATTTTTGGGTATGTTGGTGAAGACGGTATGACAGTTCGTCAATACACTAAATATGTAAGACCTAGATTAATTGAACTCTATAAAAATACAGAAGATAAGTGGCTTACTAGACAAAATATATTTAATGAAGAAGCAGCTGTAGAAGCAAGGAAAGAAGAACTTTATACTGATCTAAAAACATCTGATAATCCTGGTAAAACCTTTGTCGACTGGCTTGGCAGATACTACCCATTACATGAAACTAGAGCTGAAAGTTGGAAAGAAGGTTTCCAATTCTTAGGTGAAGGTCTTGATGAGAAAGCTATTACTGATGATATATATGCTAAAATAAAGGATTATAGTCAGAAATGGAATGATGGTTCAGAAAAAACTATATCTGAATTAAGACCAAAAGAAGCAGGTATACTAGATAACAGAAGGAAAGCTATAGCTACAGCTGAGATGGAAAGACGTATAGCAGAAATTAAAGAGAAATCTGGTGCATGGTTAAATGCAAATCTATCTTCTGTACCATTAGGAGAGTTAACATTAGAAAAACTTTTAGAGATAGAAGTTGGTTATAAGAAAATACTTTCAGATGACTTAGGTGTACATGCAGGTGATCCTCTAACAGAAGGTCAAGAAACAATAAATAATCTAAAGACTAGATTAGAAAAGGGATCAGAGAGTGCATTAACTTCAGCTAAGATTAAATTTCATAACGAAAATCTTGTAACTGAAGAAGATGGTAGAGGAATAACAGATCCTGAAGATTTGATAGAATTTAATAAGATGTTGGATGCTAGTCAAAGGAAAATATCAAAAGAAGAAGCTGCGAAAAGAGTCGTAGATACAATTGATACTTGGTTTGAAACAAAATACCCTAGTAAAAAAGGAGCACCAGAAGATTATAGAGTAAGACTAACAAATTTAAAAAGAAAAGCTGCAGAAGTTTATTTAGAAAAACGTGGTGATATATTATTAGGTGATATTAATATCGATGAATTTGGTACAAATGGGTTAAATGAACAAACTCTTAAGTCACTAACACCAAATTTTGAAGATTGGTTTAATGGTAAAATAGAAGATAAAACAGATAGTGCTGCTGCTGTTGATTTCAAAAAGCAGTTAAGTTCAAATTCAGATTTACTTTATTCAACTGTTCCTTTGAATGATGGAGAACTAAAAGCTTTAGTATATAATCAAGCGAAGATAAGTAGAGGAGAAGATCTTGATCTTACTTTCTGGGCTTCAACTGAACCAGTTATAGAAAATGGAGTGAAACTGACTGCATTTGAAAAAGCTAATAGAAGACTCATAGCTACAGGATTTACAGATAAAGATCTTAAGCCTATACCAGAAAGAGAATTAGTAAATACAGAATTACAAGATCTTCTATTAGGTAAACCTAGTCCAGCTAATACACTTAAGGTAATAGCTGAGTCAGGAGATCCTGAATGGGCATTGAAAATACTTAATCAACCTGGGTTAGATTCCAATATGCTTTATGGTCATACATTATGGCAAAATATGGAGCAACATAAATTCGGATCTATAGATATGGATTGGATGAGAATTGGTGTTATTGATGAAGATTTAATAAATCAATATAAGGAAATTGTACCAGATTTTAATCCATGGTCTTCTCCTCAGAATATGCCACCTGAATTAGGTACTGTACAAGTAGAACGGAAATTAACTAAAAAGGAGAAGATGGCTACTCTAGGTCAACCAGTAGATGTTCAGGAATCTTTCGAACAAACTGGTTTATATAAAGCAGGAGTAGGAACAAGAGATTTAGTTATGTCTGCTTTAAAAGATGATGAAGGTAATTTCAATGCTTTAGGTAGAGTGTTAGAAAGATTCTTTACAGGAGAAGGTGCAGAAGATGTTGAAGAATGGGTACGCACTGCACCTATAGGTCAAATTATAGATATGTTAGATGATATTCTAGATCCTAGTGTTCTAGAACAAATTGAAGAATCAACACAATGATTTACTAATGGAAATAAATCCAAACAATGTAAGCGTAGAAGGTCTTTCTGAAGAAGCTGAGAAGCAGCAAAGGTATTTAGATAAAGTATCTACAGACCAAGAAGCTGAACAACAACTGTTACAGCAACAGCAATCAGCAGAACAGCAAGCTGTATCAGAACAAGAAGACCCAAGAAACGCTGAAAAATGGGGTGCTAAGGCATACACAAAAGAATTTGAATCAATCGGTGCAGGAGGCTTACAGGATACAGCCTCCTCTATTACCACCTTTCCAGAACGTACTGTTGATGCTCTTACGGGAGAAATTCAAAGAGAAAGAAAAGAAAAAGGAGAATACAAACCTGAGTGGGATCCTTTTGTAAACATGGGTAATACCTATGAAACTAAAACATGGTGGGGTAAATTACTAAGAGGTACAGTACACTTTGGTTCACTCGCTGCTGCTATTATACCTACTGCTAAAGTTAGTGCTGCTAGATTAGGTATAACAAGTACAGGTATATTAGCTAACAGTCTAGTAAGAGCTGCTGGTGTCGGTGCTGCGTCCGATTTGATATCTAAAGAATCAGATGGACATAACGCATTAGGTATGCTAAGAGATCGTTATGGCTGGGTAGATACACCAATAAGTACTAAAGATACTGATCATCCTATTTGGATGAAAGTAAAGAATATAGCTGAAGGTATGGGTATTGGTCTTGTATTTGATGGTGCTACAATACTTTTAGGTAAAGGTTCAACAAAGGTACTACAAGCTGCAGTTGATAGAGGTAAGAGTGTAGAACTTGAAACCCTTAGAAAAGGATTACAAGAACTAAGAAGAAATGAATTTGAATTCAGAGGTAGTAAGAATAAACCTATAGCTAACCCTGAACAAGCTGCACATTACTCTCAAGATGATCCATTCATAGTATGGGAAAGACAGAAGAGACAGAGATCAGAATGGGGTGCTGAAGAAGGATCCTCTGGTACTGTTGTAAGACCTGTTCAAAAAGAAAGAGTAGCAAGAGAAGGTAATGTAGATCCTGATATTGCTGAGCAAACTCTGAAAAGATTAATGAGTACTGAAAGATTCCAGAAAGTGTTAGATAGTGTAGGCGGTAGTAGAAGAAGACTAGTTGAAGTCTTTGGTGATTCTATTATCTCACATCAACGTATAACACAAGGCAGGAATCCAGCTGATATGCCAGCTGAAGAGTACTTAAAAGAACTATTTGAATCATTTGATATATACGATGGTGGTACAGATGATGCTATTAAAACTATTACAAGTCAAAATGTAGTAGTAGCTGATATGGTCATTGGTACTCTACTGCAAGAGATAAGAGATAGAGGTATAGCTGGTAGAGAAATAGCAGACTTTGCTAATCTAAATAGTATTGATGGTCCATTGGATCAAATAGTAGATACTATGATGGTAGCTCTAACAGAAACTAAAAGAGCTAGAATTGTTAAATCACAAAACTTTAGGGAATTAGGTGCAGGTAAAAGAAAAAGTTATCTAAAAGAGACACTCTCTAAGGAGATGTCCGATACTAGACAATCTATTCAATCTATACTTAATATCGTTAATAAGAGTGAAGATGATAATTTATTGATGGCTCTATTTGAAGCATTCTCTTCAATGCAAACTGTTAACAGTCTAGATGACTTTGATGCATGGGCTAGAAGAATGATCAAAGGTGGAGAGATTGAAGGTAAAGCACAGATTGGTGCTGTTATGAGGGAACTAGAAGGTGTAATGATTCATAGCATACTAAGCGGTCCTAAGACCCCTATAAGAGCTGCTATGGGTACAAGTACAGCTACCTTCCTTAGACCTATGTCTACTGCTATAGGTAGTGTTGTTAGGTATCCTTTTACTGGAGATGCTGCTACACTTAGATCAGGATTAGCTTCATTGAATGCTATGATACAATCCGTACCAGAATCATTTGACTTATTTAAGTCTAAGTTAAATTCATACTGGAAGGGTGATATATCTACTGTTAAAACAAGATTCGCTGAATATACTAAAGGTGATGATAACTGGGAAATCTTAAGAAGATGGGCTGAAGATAGTGGAAGAGCTTCTATAGGAGATAGGGTATGGTTTAACTTAGCTAATCTAGCTAGAAATATGAACAATGCTAACTTCTTGACTTACTCCACTAAGTTAATGGCTGCAACTGATGATGCTTTTGCTTATATATTAGGTAGAGCTAAGATGAGAGAAAAGGCTATGAGGTCTGCTATGGATGCTCAGGCTCAAGGTAAACTAACAGCTTATACTGAGATAACTCCAGAATTAATTAGAGTATATGAAGACGATTTCTATCGTGAGATATTTGATGCTAAT